GGAGTCAATGTATTTGCTGGAGTAGTATTTGGAAATGGATTATAAAGCAACAAACTTGAATCCGTGGGATGTGTGGCCACAGTGCCAATGATTTCGCTGCCATTGGGCTGAGTCAGTCTAATTTGGCTACTGCCTGAAATAAATTTGCCGTAACGATCCAGCAACGGAGCCCAGGCATGATTACCGCCATTGACAACAGTGTCGTTGACAAACGCATCGTTTGTAGTAGTGTCAGTGTGTTTTAGCAATTTTAAGGTATTGCCTGCGGGGCCTGTGGACAACAATACGTTGTAACCCAGCAAGCTGACAATGGTTTGTCCTAGACTTTGTAAATTGTCAAGATCTTGTATGTTGGTTATCACTGTCTGTATAACTCCCATTTTCTTGACCTTGACACTGGTACTTAACCATACGGGCAATTCAAATGTCATTGAAGCAACATCTATTGGCTCTTCGCCCGATGTGGGCACACTACGACTGGTCCAAGTCACATCGGTCAACAACACATAGCTGAGACTGGTCCAATCAATGTAATTGTCGGTGCTTTGTATTTCCATTGCGGGATTGAACAACGCACTCAGTTGCTCGATCAATTGTAGTTTTTGTTCGGTATTACTGGTCCATATATCCATCTTCAATGTCAATTTGTAAGGACTGGGCATGAGTCGTTCTACTGTGTATGCCTCGCCCTGCGCCTCGCCATATGTTCCAGTGACAGGATCAAATTGTCGTTGACGTATCTGCATGCTCTGTACCAAAGTGGGATCCTGTAGCCGTGTTTGATCGTATGCCAACGCTGTGATGTATACTGACATGGCTGGCACAGAATTAATAGTGTTTTCGCTATTGTTTCGAATGATTTGTGCTGCCTGTCTACTGGGGTCGCCATACATTACTGGAACTCGTTGTAGACTGGTAACCCCATTTGCATCAGCACCAAACTCCACGTAGAAGTTTGAAACCATGCGTATGAATTGACTTATAAAGCGTCGTATTTGACCATCATAAAAATAGTTTGAAGGATTACTCATTAATTATCCGCTTTCGGTGTTAGCGCAGTGCTTAGGCTTTGACGTTCATTTACAGTAGCACCATCGTTGTTGACAAAGGTATTAGTGTCGTTGACAAAAGTTCCCAACAAGGTGTTGTTGTTTGCGCCCTGTGTGAGATTGGCACGTTGTGCATCATAGATGGCTACCCATCGAGCACCGTCAAATCTAAATAATCGATTGGGCAAGTAATCGGTTCTCAAGAAATAGTCGCCTTTGTTGGGATTGATAGTGAATTGTATTCCAGATTTAATTGGAACTCCGTTGGGAGCATTGGCCGAACCAGTCAAGTATCCTGTGATGGGAGTACCAGCAATGCCGGGAGCTTCGTCGGCGGTGTTGCGCACATCATCGCCAGTGTCTACAACATCATCCGAGGTCTTGGTTGGTTGTTCGGCAAGATCGCGTGTTATAGTATACAACGAAGTGGTGTCGTAACCACTCAAGGGCACATTGGCAGTGGCCTCGGCAATGACAGCATCATTAATGCCCAAATTAATGTTTAATGTGCTGAGTATTTGTGAAGTGGTGTTGCTGGTTCCGGGAACAATGGTGTTGAGAATATCTTTGTACTCTTGACTGTCCACCAAGGGATTTAATTTGGTGCGCCATAGATGTGGCCACCATGTGGGTGAAAAACCCTCAGCTGGCCAACTGGCATCACTCACAACATAGTAGCGTTTCAGTGCTGCTGGCACATCTTGATTCAGCGCATCGTAGTCGGTCAAGTGTTGCAGTTCCAATACATCACCTGACATGAGTTTGCGTCCTATTAGGTCCACCATGTCGCGTAAATGAAACGTCATAAACATGGTACCAGTGGCCAAGAACAGGCCAAATTGGCTTAGATCAAAGTCTTGATCGGCACGTTGATAGATACCGCGCATTTTGTACAAGTTGGGCTCGTATTTTCTATCGCGATTTTCCATCCAAAGCAAGTCTTGAATATTTTTTTCACTTTGATTCACATAACTGGGTTGCGCAGCAGTGGCACTAATTCCCACAACAACACCCAGTCCCAAGGCACTGGTTGTACTTGCACTAATTGTGATGGTTGCGGCATCTTTAGCAACCACAGTGCTATTGACCGGAACGCCCACAGCAGTCACAGTATCGCCAATATTGATGGCACTGGTACTGGATAATGAAATAACAGGGCCCGGGGCTCCTTGTGCAGCAGTAGTGGATAATTGTGTGCCTTGAGTTGTAGGGCCTAGATATTTGTGTAACAAAATACCAGTCCCACCAATAGTGAACATTTCGCTGATCCTGCGATCAAAAAATTTGTAATCATTGGTGTGTTTACCGTCTTTCCAAAGTGAGAGTCTTGCCACTGCAAATTCCTAATATATCTAGTATTTACCCAATTTGACAGGTAATGATTTATCTAGTATAATTACAGTTATGCAGATACACAGTCCCATGCTCTACAACAGAATCAGTGATGCCAGGCCCATTGTTCGGCGCTTGGGCGATGCAAACTTGCACAAACTGTATGCCAATTGTGTGCAAATTTGGGCACGATTAGACGGAGAATTGGTAGAATGTCGACGCCGAAATCGATTAACACCAAAGTACACAGAAATAGCCCAAAAACTGGACGAGAGTCTTGTTGTATTAGAGCAACACCTGACATTTGGCTCTTTGCTCAAGATGTAGTATAATATAATTTTAACGGAGTAACCTATGGCCACTGTAGCCGGAATCAAAATCAAGACTAAACAAACCAAAGTTCGTAATCCGGCTTTTCACGATGAAAAGTACACCGGAGGCGAGCCCGACTGGGATGCCTCAGATATTGAACTAAGTGATGCAGACTTTGATCACAAACTGAGAAAAAGTTTTTACTACTACAACTATTACTACAGTCAAAAAGACGCACGTAAAAATGTCATCGAGTGGTTGCGCTTACAAACCAAACGATTTACTCGAGAGCAAATACGAACATTTGAACGCACCGGCGATCGCAGTATCCCAATGACCGCTTGTTGTATCGTTATGGCACATATTCGTGCCAACATGCCGCTCAAGCCTAGACACATTGAGTTTTTGGACAAGTGTATACTAGAAGCTATTGAGGGTGCCGAGCCCGAAGCAGTGGAAGTGGTTGCTGAAGTCAAGGAAGTGTACCGCGCTCCCACAATTCAAGATCGCTTAAATGAAAAGACTAGCGAGATCATTGGAGAACTAGAAGGACATTATGATGATGTGACTTTGAGTGTGAAAAGCACATTCAAGCCTTACGACTATCTGGTGTCCAACAATGTAGTACAAAGCCAATTGGGCAAATACGAAGCAGTTTATAGTGCTCGTAAACAGGAACTTGAAGCGGCATTAAGCAAGAAAGATGCCGACTTACGAGAAGGTTATGCACACTACAAGGCCGCCGACTTCAAGCGCACGATTGCTTGGATTGACAACTTAATGAGTGCTATTGAACAATATCGCGGAGTCAAGAAGGCCACAAAGAAGGCTCGAGTTAAAAAAGCGCCCAGTAAAGAAAAGGTGATTGCCCGACTCAAGTATGCCAAAACACACACTGAGCTAAAAATTGTCAGTATCAACCCTGCAGAAATAGTGGGTGCCACCGAGCTCTGGATCTACAACACCAAGTACAGAAAACTTGGAAAATACATAGCTGAAACCTACAAAACCCTGAGTGTTAAAGGCACTAGTATCATCAACTTTGATGAAAGTAAAAGTGTGTGTAAGACGCTAAGAAAGCCCGAAGAGCAACTTAGAGAATTTGCCAAGGCCGGCAAAGTACAATTACGCAAGTTTTTGGATGACATCAAGGCCACAGAAAGTCGACTAAATGGGCGTATGAACGCAGAAATTGTATTACTCAAAGTAGTCTAATCTAGTTCAAACTACAAATCCTGTTATAAATACAATATAACAGGATTCTTCATGAGTGAATACAGCGTACCTAACACAACACCTCAAATTGATGGCAATCTAACAGTTTTTGGTAGTATGCCTACCAAGAGCTTATACGACCCAAATGTAGGTTCGGGGCCGGGGCCTATTCAATTTGATACCAGCACACTACCAACATCAGACAAACAACGCAGTGCCATAACCGACTACATTCGTATGCGACTAGCCGACGGTATTGTGGATGTCGAACTCGAGCAAGAACATTACGAAATGGCCATCAATCAGGCTTTAATCAAATACAGACAACGTGCTGCAAACTCAGTGGAAGAAAGCTATGCATTTTTAGATCTCTTGCCCGAGACACAAGAATACATACTGCCGCGAGAAATACAAAATGTTCGTGCCGCCTTTAGACGCGGTATTGGAAGTGTGACCGGTACAACAGCAAGTCAATTTGAGCCATTCGCCTCGGGTTATCTAAACACATACATGTTGGTGGCAGGCCGTGTAGGCGGATTAACCAATTATGAATTATTTGTAGACTATCAAAAACAAGCAATGAAAATGTTTGGTGGACACTTAAACTTTACATTCAATCCAACAACAAAACGCCTAACAATTGTACGCAAAATGCCTTACGGTTATCAAGGCACCACCGGTAACGACAGCGGACAAAATCCTTATGAGAGTGTGTTGCTTTGGATTTATAACACCAAGCCTGATCAAATGATACTAAACGATACTTATTCTTTTCCATGGGTACAGGAATATGCCTATGCATTTGCTAAACGTATTTTGGGCGAGGCAAGAGAGAAGTTTAGTCAAATTGCTGGGCCACAAGGCGGTACAAGTCTCAATGGAGCAACGTTAAAAAGTGAAGCCAAAGAAGAAATGGATCGTTTGGAATACGAAATAGTCAATTACATAGACAATGGTCAACCATTAACTTGGGTAACTGGTTAAACAATCATTGACACTGATACACAAATGTGTAATAATGCTCCTAAGGGGGCATTTTTTATGATTATAGGAATTTGTGGTCTAATTGGTTCGGGCAAGGACACTGCCGCTGATTATTTGGTTAACTTTCACGGATATCGCAGAGAAAGTTTTGCTGCAAGTTTAAAAGATGCAGTGGCACAGGTATTTGGTTGGGATCGTCAACTGCTTGAGGGCAGAACTGCACAAAGCCGTGCCTGGCGAGAACAACCCGACGAGTGGTGGAGCC